TCGACCCGCTGGTCTGGAACAAACGGTCCGGCAACCTCGTGGGCGGCCACCAGCGGTACGCGGTCCTCAAGGACCTCGGCGTCGAGCGCGTCCGGGTCCGCGTCGTGGACCTCCCGCCCAACGAGGAGCGCGCCCTCAACGTCGCGCTGAACCGGATCACCGGGGAGTGGGACTTCCCGAAGCTGACCGAGCTGCTGGTAGCCCTCGACGCGGGCGACCTGGACGTCGGCCTGACCGGGTTCGACGAGGCCCAGGTCAAGGACTTGGTCGACTTCGAGAAGGCGGCCCAGGGGGAACCGGAGGCGCCGGACACCGGGGAGGTCATCGCGCCCCCGGCCAAGCCGGTCACCAAGAAGGGCACCCTCTGGCACCTGGGGTCGCACCGCCTCCTGTGCGGCGACTGCCGCGAGCCCGCTGACGTCGCCCGCCTCCTGGCCGGGGAGGCCGTCCACCTGGTCGTCACCTCCCCGCCCTACGCCGCGCAGCGCGAGTACGACGGCGACAGCGGGTTCGTACCGGTCCTCCCCGAGGCCTACGGCGAGTGGTTCCGCCCCCTCCAGGCCAACCTCGCCCGCCACCTGGCCCCGGACGGGTCGTTCTTCCTGAACCTCAAGGAACACTGCCAGGACGGCCAGCGCCACCCCTACGTCAAGGACCTGGTCCTCCGCCTGGCCCGGGAGTGGGGCTGGCGGTTCGTGGACGAGTTCGCCTGGGTCCACGGCGGCACCCCCAAGGGCGTCGTCAACCGGTTCAAGAACGGGTGGGAGCCCGTCTTCCAGCTCACCCGCGGCGCCCATAAGTTCCGGCCGGACGCGGTCCGCCACGCCAGCGAGGACATCCCGGACTGGGGCGGGGACCACACGTCGCAGAACGACGGCAAGAAAATGCACGGCAAAAACAAGCACAGGAAGTCGGCAGGCAGGCAGGCGCACGAGGGGGTCGGCGGGACGCAGGGGCAGGGGCTGCCCCGAGGGGGCGTCTTTGACGGCCAGGACCTCGACGTCAAGGCGGGCCTCGCGTACCCGTCCAACGTGTTGAGCGTGGGCAAGAACCGCGAGGCCCTGGGCCACGGCGCCGCCTACCCCGTCGGCCTCCCGGAGTTCTTCGTCAAGGCCTACTCCGACCCGGGCGACGTGGTCCTGGACCCGTTCCTGGGATCCGGCACGACCCTGGTGGCCGCCGAGCTGCACGGCCGTCGCGGCTACGGCCTCGAGCTGTCCCCGGCCTACTGCGACATCATCGTCCACCGCTGGCAGACCATGACCGGCAAGAAGGCCGTGGCCGCCGGCGACCCGAGGTGCCACGTGAAACAATTTGTGGGAACAACGAAAGGAGCAGGGAATGGCCAACCCCCGAGGTAACCCGCAGAACCTGATCCCCTTCAAGCCGGGCCAGTCGGGCAACCCGAGCGGCCGGCCCAAGCGGCGGCCCATCTCGGACGCCTACGAGGCGGTCGCGGACCTGCCCCTGCCGGAGGATCTGCGGGCCAAGCTGAAGCTGCCCAAGGGCGCCAAGTACCGGGACGCCGTGGCCCTGCGCCAGTTCCAGATGGCCATCATCAAGGGCAACTCCCCCGCGGCCAAGGAGATCCGCGAAGCCATCGAGGGCAAGGCCACGCAGCGCGTCGAGCTGGTCGGCGGGGAGGACGCGCCGCCGATCGGGATCACCTATGAGCTCGTCGAACCCCCCAAGCCTCGACCCCCGGCGGGTTAAGGTCACCCGGGTCTTCGACCGCAACTACCGGTCGACCGCCCAGTTCCCGGTCAACGTCGGCGGCGCCCGCTCCACCAAGAGCTACTCCATCGCGCAGCTGCTGGTGCAGCGCCTCATCACGCGCCGGGACCGGAAGATCCTCGTCTCGCGGAAAACGTTCCCGGCCCTCCGCATCACCGCCTACAAGCTGGTCGTCGACCTCCTGTCTGCCTACGGCTACCTGCCGCGCCTCCACCACGACAAGGTGGCCCACCTCATCACCTGCCCGTGGACCGGCGCCTTCATGGCCTTCATGGCCATCGACGACCCCGAGAAGATCAAGTCGACCGAGTGGAACGACATCTGGATGGAGGAGGCCAGCGAGTTCGACTGGAACGACTTCCTCATCCTGCAGACCCGCATGAGCGCGCCCTGCGCGCCGGGGGAGCCCAACCAGATATTCCTGTCCCTCAACCCCACTGACGAGGACGGGTGGATCAACCAGCAGCTGATCCTCTCGCCCGCCTTCAAGGGCCGCGTCGACCTCATCGAGTCCACCTACCGGGACAACCCGTTCCTGTCCGCCGAGTACATCGCGGTCCTCGAGGGCCTCAAGGACCAGGACCCGAACGCCCACCAGATCTACGCCGAGGGCAAGTTCGGCAAGCTGACGAACGTCATCTACAACCCCTACGTCGTCGTGCCCGCCTTCCCGGAGGAGTTCGACGACACGTTCTATGGGCTCGACTTCGGCTTCAACAACCCGTCCGCCCTGCTCGAGATCAACCAGAAGGACAAGGTGCATCACTACCTGCGGCAGCTGATCTACAAGACCGGCCTCACGAACGCGGACCTGATCGAGGAGGTGAAGCGGGTCATCCCCAACAAGAAGCACTGGCGCCGCCCCTTCTACGCCGACGCCGCGGAGCCCGCCCGCATCGAGGAGTTCTGCAAGGCCGGGTTCAACGTCCACTCGGCGGACAAGGACGTGAAGCCCGGGATTGATTTGTGCCAAAGGCTGAAATTCTATACGATGTCCGACAACGTCGACCTGAACAAAGAACGGGCCAGCTACAAGTGGAAGACCGACAAGAACGGCCACATCCTCGACGAACCGGTGAAATTCATGGACCACCTGATGGACGCCAAGCGGTACGGGATCTACAGTCGGGCCAAGAAGATCGGGGCGATCCCGAGCATCATGGTCTTCGACAATGATTAAGGCCGCGCGCTGGCTCTGGCGCGCCGGCCTGTTCTGGCTGGCCGGCAAGTTCCTCGAGTGGTCCGTCGCCCTGCACCCCGAGCCCTTCAACGCCTACATCCTCGAGCGGTCCACCGTCGCCACCTTCCAGGCCGTGAAGCAGAACCTGCGCGCCCGCGGCACCCGCCTCTGTGAGGCCTGCACGTCCACGCGGGGCCCGCTCAAGCGCGTCGGCGGCGTCTTCGCCTGCCCCGCTCACCTCAACCAGGTCCGCGCCCAAGAGGCCGAGAAGCAGCGCCGTGCGGCACTGCCGCCGCAGGCGGCGCACGCGTGAAGCGCGTCTCGATGCGCCTCGACCCGGCCGAGCGCGACCTGCTCAAGGCCCTGCGCGCCAACCCGAACGCGCGCGCCAAGGAGCTGCGGTCCCAGGGCGACGAGCCGGACACCCAGTTCGAGAGCGGCATCCCGCAACCGATCCCCTTCAGCGACGTCAGCGAGGCCTACGGCCTCCACGTCTGGGTCTACGCCTGCGTCCGCGCCATCGCCACGGCGGCGACGAGCGTCGACATCCTCCCCTACGTCCAGGACCCCGAGGGCAAGTGGACCCTCAACGAGACGCACGCCTTCCACAAACTCCTGATGAACCCCAACCCGTACATGACCGGCCGGAACCTGCGGGAGTTCACCTTCCTGACGCAACCGTTGACCGGCAACGCGTACTACGCCCTAGAGCGCCTGGGCGGCAAGGAGGTCAAGGAGATCTGGCCCCTCCCCGCGGGCCACGTGCGCCCCGTCACCACCAAGGCCAAGTTCATCGACCACTACATCTACGACGTGGCCGGCCACCTGATCCGGTTCGAGGCCGACGAGATCATGCACTTCCGGGACGCCAGCCCCACGTCGCTGCACTACGGCCAGGGCGCCATCCAGCCCATCGTCAACGCGATCACCTCCGACCTCAACGCCATGATGTGGAACAAAGCCTTCTTCGCCAACGGGGCCAAGCTCGACGGCGTCCTCGAGACGGACCAGGCGCTGGAGTCGGACACCAAGCGCAAGCTGATGGCGGCCTGGAAAAAGATGTACGCGGGCAACGCCAACAACGGCAGCACGGCCATCATGGACGGCGGCGTGAAGTACCGCCAGCTCACCGCCAACATCAAGGACATGGACTTCGTCAACCTCCGCAAGCAGGTCCGCGACGAGGTGCTGGCCGCGTTCAACGTCCCGCCCTCGGTGGTCGGCCTCCTCGAGTTCGCCAACTACTCCAACATGAAGGAGCAGATGCGCGCCTTCTGGACGAACAACATCATCCCGCGCCTGACCAGCTACGGCGACACGCTCACGCTCCGGGCCCGGCAGACGACGGGCGACGCCAAGACCGTGTTCCAGGCGGACACGTCCACGGTCGAGGCCCTCCGCGCCAACGAGAAGGACCGGGCCGACACGGTCATGGTCTACGTCAACGCGGGTGTCCCCATCAACGACATCATCACGAAGCTGGACCTCCCCTTCGAGCAGGTCGAGGGCGGCGACGTCGCGCGGCCGCGCTACACCACGCCGGACCCGGGCACCGGCGCCGTTCCCGCGGACCCCAACGCGCCACCGCCACCGCCCGCCAAGGGCCTGACCAAGGCGGTCAAGGCCGACGAGGAAGCGATGCGCGACGCGGCCTGGAAAGCGTTCGACGCCAAGCTCGTGCCGCACGAGGAGTCCTTCATCACCTCCATGCGCGGGTTCTTCAAGGGCCAGAGGCGCCGGGTCGTCAAGGCCGTCGAGGACCACGCCGCCCAGTTCGTGGGCAAGACCTTCGCCGTCCGCGCCAAGAACACCGACGCCGTGGTCCACCTCGTGTTCGACATCCAGAAGGAGAACGACCTGATGGGCCAGGCCGCGGACCGCCACATCCGGGGCACCTACTTCGACTTCGCCGTCGCCACCGCCCGCAAGGTCAAGCCCGGCTTCGATTTCAACCTGCAGGACCCGCACGCGCTGGCGTGGATCGAGGCGAAGAAGGTCAAGCTCGTGCAGGAGGCCAACGCCTACACGCTCGAGCAGATCTCCGACGCCGTGGTCGAGGGCGTGGGCCAGGCCGTCGCCGGCGGGTTCGGCGCGGGGGAGACCATCGCGCAGATCACGGACCGGATCGACGAGGTCTACAAGTTCGCCGTGGACGCGCGGGCCGAGCGCATCGCGCGCACGGAAGTGATCGGCGCGTCCAACGCCGGGGCCTTCGACGGCATGGAGAAGACTGGCGTCGAGCAGAAGGGCTGGCTGTCCTCGCGGGACAACAAGGTCCGCGACACCCACGTCGCCATCGAGGCGGCCGGGCCCGTCGGGATCCACGACACGTTCGTGTCCCCGTCCGGCGCCGCGCTCCAGTACCCCGGCGACCCGCAGGGCGGAGCGGCCGAGATCGTGAACTGCCGGTGCGCGCTGGTCGCGCGGTAGGAGATGAATTAAAGCGTTTCATCTGCTACGATTCGGCAAGCACCCGCACCGCCGCCTTTATTTTCACCGCCTTTGGCGGACCAAGGAGGAATCAAATGAAGAAGCTGCTCACCGGCATCACCCTGGCCCTGGGCCTGGCCTTCCTGGCCCCCAAGGCGCACGCCCTCGAGACCATCAAGCCGCTCCACCCGTCCGTCCAGATCGTGCTCACCAGCACGACCTACACCGGCGCGGTGTCCAGCACCACGGCCTCCGTCGACCTTTCCGGCGGCGACCTGACGTCCATCTCCTGCGCGTACTACATCGGCAGCGCGTCCTCGACGGGCACGCCGACCCTCGACGCGGCCATCCAGATCTCGCCCGACGGCGGGACCAACTGGACCACGGCGGGGTCCTTCACGCAGCAGACCTCGACCGCGACGGCCACCGTCAACGGCAAGACCTTCGTCAAGCAGGACGTCTCGACGGGGCCCGGCACGAAGGCGCGGATCTTGTTCACGGGCGCGGCCAACACCAGCTGGATCGGCGTCAAGGCCTGGTGCCTGCCGACGGTCGACTGAACGACTTAACGTAGGGCAACAAGTACGGCCCCTCGGCGCTGCCAGGCGCGGCGCCGGGGGGAGTGGAAGGGGGGAAGGTGCGCCGACGAGATCGCCTGGCCCAGGTCATCCTGGGGTGGCTGCTGAAGATTCACCCGGACCTGCTGGCCGACCGGGACGCGGCGCTGGCCCGCGCGGTCGTGGTGGCGGTCCTCGAAGGGAACGGCCTCACGATGTGCCGCGCGTGCGCGCAGCGGGTGGGCCTGGTGAGGCAGAACGGCGAGTGGGTCTGCGCGGCCCACCGGACCACGGAGGCGTGAACCATGTCCAAGAAGACCCGGCTCGGCTACGTCAAGGAGATCAACGCCGAAGAACGCTCCGTGACGGCCTACGTCTCGACGCATGAGTGGGACCGGATGCAGGAGCGCTTCGCCAAGGGCGCCTGGAACCTGGAAGCCTTCAGGAAGAACCCCGTCGTCCTGATGGGCCACGACACCGGCAGCCTCCCCATCGGCAAGGCCGTCTCCATCGCCGAGGACGAGCACGGGCTCCTGGCCAAGACGGTGTTCCACGAGGAGACGCAGCAGGCCAAGGACGTGTTCAACCTCTACAAGGCCGGCTTCCTCAACGCTTTCAGCGTGGGCTTCATCCCGAAGAACTTCGTCGCCGAGACCCTGCCCGACGGCCAGAGCAAGGGGATCGTGTTCACCGACGCCGAGCTGTACGAGTACTCCGCCGTCGCCGTCCCGGCCAACCCGGGCGCCCTGGTGTCGCGGGAAGTGGCCGAGATGGTGGTCAAGACTTTCGGCGAGAATCTGGTGCAACCCCTCGCGGGCGACGAGGCCGGCCGTTACCTGGTGGTCCCCGACGCGGGCCCGGTGCCCCGCCCGGCCGACGACCTCGACGCGGCGCTCAAGCAGCTGGCCGACATGGCGCGGATCGTGAAGGGCAAGCCGCTGGACGAGCAGAAGCTGTCCCTGGTCAAGAGCGCCATCGACACCCTGCACGAGGCCGTGGTCGCCTCCACCCCGGGCCTGGCCGCCGCCGACTTCGCGCGGTTGAGCGAGGCCGTCAAAGGCTACGCGGACGTCCTCCGCACCATCGCCCCCCAACGCACCGCCATTTTGAAACAAACGATTTCCCAGGTCGGGAAAGCCCTCACGGGCCGCGCGGGCTAGTTACCCGCGCAGACCGACCTGAAAGAGAGCACGCCATGTCCGAAGTTGCTACGAAAGAAGAGCTCGACGGCCTCGTCAAGACCGTCAAGGACGCGACCGACGCGCTGAAGAACGCGCACGCCGCGGACAAAGAGAACATCAAGACCTTGGTCGAAGAGACCATCAAGTCCGTCCTCGCCAGCGACCCCCGCGTCACCCAGTCCCGCAAGGTGTTGTTCGCGGACAACGCGCCCACCGAGATGGACGAGGTGATGGAGTCGGCGCCCGAGGAGGCCAAGAAGGCCCTCGACAACTGCTTCATCCTGTCCAAGGTCCTGGGCAAGCCCGTCCAGCACCTCAAGTCCTGGCGGAAGTTCGGCACCAAGTTCGCCGACTTCAAGAAGGCGCTCGACACCTCCGCCTCCGGCGGCGGCACCGAGTGGATCCCCACCGACTTCACCGGTCGGCTCTGGGAGCTGGTCCGGGTGCAGGGCTCCGTCGTGCCCTTGTTCCCGATGATCCAGATGCCCACCCAGGTCTACACCCCGCCCATCCAGCTCGGCCGCGTGGTTTCCTACATGCACAACGAGCAAACGGCGGACACCGGCCAGACGAAGATGCCCGTGGGCGACGGCAACACGCTCTCCGGGAAGATCACGCTGACCTCCAAGGGCCACAGCGCCCGCGTGCTGACCTCCAAGGAACAGGAAGAGGACTCCATCGTCCCCATCCTCCCCTGGCTCCAGCAGCAGGTGGTCATGGCACTGGCCGAAGGCCGCGAGGACGCCATCATCAACGGCGACACCGCCGGATCCCAGGACTCGGACGACACCAACGCCGCGGGGCATAACCGGATGTGGAACGGGCTCCGCTACCTGGCGCTCAACAACAGCTTGTCCTACGACCTGGCCACGCTGACGCTGTCCAACATCCGCGCCAACCTCCGGGCCAACATGCTGAAGTACGGCGTGCTGCCCCAGAACCTGGCGCTGATCTGCGACCTGCGCACCTACATCAAGCTCGTCGACCTCGACGCGGTGACAACGATGGAGAAGTTCGGGCCGATGGCCACGGTGCTGCGCGGCCAGTTGGGCGTCCTGGACGGTATCCCCGTCATCGTTTCCGAGTGGGCGCGGAGCGGCCTCAACGCCTCCGGCGTCTACGACGGCGTGACCACCACGAAGGGCAGCCTCCTGCTCGTGTACCGGAACGGCTACGTGTTCGGCGAACGCCGGACCGCGACCGTCCAGGTCCTGCGGGAGCTCTACGCCGAGTCCGACCAGGACGCGGTGATCACGAAGGAGCGCGTCGCGTTCTCGCCGACGCACCCCATCGCGTCGAACCCGACGGTCACCATCGGCTACAACATCGGCTGATCCCGTCGTTCAGTTGGGGGGAGGGGGACTCGCCTCTCCCCCCTGCGGAACGATGGAGGGCAGCACCATGCAGAAGACGAGTCTGAAGTACGTCGGGCCCAGGCCCTACAAGTCCACAGACCACGTCACCGGCGAGACCGTCTCGGTCGCGGCTGGCGACGTCGTGGCCCTTTCCAACGAGAAAGCGTCCCAGGTCCTCCGCGACTTCCCCGCCAACTGGCAACCCTTCGGACCCCTTTCCAGCATCGCCCCCGCGACGCCTCCGGCGCAGACCGCCCACGCGCCCATCGTCTCGCCCGAGGCCCCCGTCGTCCCGCCGGCGCCGCCTTCCGTCCCGGCCGCGCCCACGCCCGCCCCCGCCCCCGCGCGCGCACCTAAACCCGCGCCCCGCAAGAAGCCGGGCCGCCGATGAGCCTCGACACCGCCGTCGCCCTGGTGGCCGTCGCCGACGCGCGCACGGTCCTGAAGATCGCCGGGTCCAGCGAGGACACCGTCCTGGCCGACCTCATCAACCGGGCCTCCGCCTTGGCCTCCAAGTACGCCGGGCGGCAACTCGTCTCCACGCAGCGCACCGAGTACTACGACGGCGACGGGGACCGTCAACTCATCTTGAACCACCGCCCCGTCACGGCGGTCGCCTCGGTCTACATAGACGGGCTCCGCACCTTCGGCGCGGACACTTTGGTGGACAGCGCGGCGGACCTCATCACGGACGGCGCGGCCGGGATCCTCGAGCTCTGGAACAACGGCGGGTCCTTCACCAAGGGGAGGGCCAACGTCAAGGTGACCTACACCGCGGGCTACGTCGCCGGGTCCACCGTGCCCCACGACCTCGAGGAAGCGGTGCTGCTGATCGTGCAGCACCACTACAAGCGCATCTACCAGGACGGCCGGATCGGCCTGCAGTCCGAGACCCTGGACGACCGCACGCTCACCTACTCCCAGGACGCCATCCCGCCCAAGGCCAAGATGATCCTGGAACGCTACCGCGACGTCCTGTCGCCCGGGGGCGGCCATGCTTGAGATGCAGATCGACGGCGTCGCCAATCTCGCCAAGACGGGCCAGGACCTGGTGCAGGCGCGGGACCGCGTGCGGGAGCTGCTGTCCAAGGCCTCCCAGGACTTCGCCAACGACGCGACGACCACCATCAAGGAGAAGTTCCTCTCCGGCGGCCAGGACCACCTGAAGGTGCGGACGGGCCGGCTCCGCACCAGCATCCGATACCTCCTGGCCGAGCAGCCGACCGAGATCACCGTCACCTTCGGGTCGGACGTCCCCTACGCGGCCATCCACGAGTTCGGCGGCCGCACCCCGGCCCACGACATCCGGCCCAAGCGCCGGCGGTTCCTCCGCTTCGTGAGCCCCAACTTTTCCGGCACGGTGCGCCGCACCAAGTCCGGCAAGCTGGCCCGGCGCCAGGCCGAGGGCGCGGTCGTCTTCGCCCAGGTGGTCCACCACCCCGGCTCCCTCATTCCGCCCCGCCCGTTCCTGGGGCCCGGCGTGGCCGAGAACCTGCCGCGGCTGGAGAAGACCATCGGGGACGTCCTGGAACGCGCCGTCTCCGGGGCGTGGCATGGCGAGTAAGCGCGCCACCCTCCTGGCCTATTTGCGGGACACCGTCCTGGCCCAGATCGCCACCGGGAGCGGCTACAACTTCACCGTCGGGTCCGTGAAGCGCGGGGTCTACGAGATCGACGCGCTGCCCCAGTCGGCGCTGCCAGCGATCTGCATCGCCCGCACGATGGAGGACCGGAGCAACCTGACCGGGAACCAGTTCATCGGACGGCTCGAGGTCGTCCTGCTCGGCTACGTCAAGAGCGCCACCGGCGTCACGGGCACGATGGACGAGGTGGAGAAGTTCGTCGAGGACATCACCAAGGCCCTCGAGCAGGACCGCCTGCAGGGCGACCACGTCAAGTGGACCGAGGTCAAGCGCGTGGTGACCAGCGACGGCGACACCGACGACCTCGGCGTGTGCGCGATCACCGTCGAGTTCCAATACGTCAGCGAAGGGGTGAGCCCGTGAGCCAGAAGAAGGTCAAAGACAAGATGGTGCGACCCGGCGACTTCGCCGACAAAGGGCTCGGCCTCTCGGCCGCGCGGGACGAGTCCGCGCTCGAGCTGATCTGCGTCCAGGAATGCGTGATCCCCGGCGCCGGGCGGTTCCTCGCTGGCGCCAGCATCACCGACCCCGTCGTCATCGCGAAGCTTTTAGGCAGTCCGTGTTTTAAGCCAGCCCAGGAGGTTGAATAACCATGTCTCTCTACGGAAAACAACAGTTTCAATTCGGGCTCGCGCTCGAAAGCGTGCGCGGCACCGCGGAGGCATCGCCGGTCAAGTGGTACCCGGCGATGGACCCCGAGATCAAATACGCCCCCGCCCTCCTCGAGGACAACGGCCTACGCGGCGTCCGCGCGGACTTCGCGCCCGTCGCCGGCCGCAAGCTCGGCACCGGCAAGGTGAAGTTCATCCTGGACCCACAGATGATCGGCGAGTTCATGTACTCCCTGATGGGCGGCGTCGCCAGCGCGGAGTCGTCCGTGGTCCTGATCGACAGCACCAACAACAAGCTGGACTTCAACATTGGCGCCAGCCAGCTGACGGCCACCATCGCCAGCGCGTCCTACCCCATCGGCCTGACCCAGGCCGGGGCCGGGACGCTCTGCAAGGCGATCTACGACGCCATCGTCGCGGCCGAGGCCGTCGGCACCTACACGGTGACCTACAGCCGGTCCACGAAGAAGTTCACAATCACCCGGAGCGCCGGGACGCTCAACCTGCTGTGGAACACCGGGACCAACACGGCGACCAGCATCGCGGCGACCATCGGGTTCTCCACCGCGGCCAACAGCACGGGCGCGACCTCCTACACCGGGGGCACGTCCGTCGAGTACGCCTTCGCCCACACGTTCTCCCTGGGCACCGGGGTGCAGCCGCCGTCCTACACGTTCTTCCTCAACTGGGGCATCGACGTGAAGGTCTACAAGCGGTCCTGCGTCCAGGCCGTGAATCTGTCCGGCCCGGTCGACAACCTGATCCAGGTCGAGGTCGACTTCCTGTTCGAGTCGGAGGCGGCCAGCGGCAGCATCGGGTCGCCGTCCTTCCCGACGCAGCGGTACCTCTCGTTCCAGCACACGACCTACAAGATCGCCGGCTCGACGAACCAGGACGTCAAGGCGTGGACGCTCAAGCTGTCGAACCAGGCCAAGCACCGCCTCACCCTGGCCCAGGTCCAGCCCGCCCAGGACATCGTGGCGCCCGAGCCGTTCATGGTCGAGGGCACGCTCGACATCGACTTCCAGGCGGAGACGGAGCGGGCCAAGATGCTGGCCATGACGTCCTCCGTGCAGCGGATCCTGGTCGAGGGGTCCACCATCGGCAACGGCGTGAAGTACGCCGTGGACCTCCCGGTCACCGACGCCCGATACGCCGAGTTCCCCTTCGGCTACGAGAACAACCTGCTGGCGGCCAAGGTGAACTACAAGGGCTACCACGACGGCACGTCCATCATCCTGCCGGTGGTGACCAACCAGGTCGTCGCCTACGCCTGATGGACCTCGCGGGGGAGATCATGCGCACCACGCCCGCGGACGGCGCGCACCTGGCCGAGATGGCCTTGTGCGGCGTCCCGGCGGACGTGCGCCGCTACACCTTCTACGCCGCCTGGCGGGGGATCGTCGCTGACCGGACGGTCCCCCGCCGGCGCCGCGCCCCGCTGTTCCGCGCCCTTGTGGAGGCCGTAGAGATCGAGGTGGGCTGACGTGGCCGACAAGGTCATCCAGCTTTCCGTCAAGGTCAACTCCGACACCGGGGCGCTCGAGGTCCTGGGCGCCAAGTTCCAGGGCGTCTCGGAAAAGGCCAAGCAGGCCCAGGGATCCTTCTCCGGGCTGAAGGGGGAGGCCGCCGGCCTCCTCAAGCAGTTCCTCCCGTTCGCCACCACCGGCGGCATCATCGCCTTCTTCTCCAACGCCGTCCTCAAGTCCAACGAGCACGCCGAGGCCATGCGCCGCCTGAAGGGCGACGTGGACGCGGCGGGCCTGTCCTTCGACAAGAACAAGGACCAGATCGTCCGGTGGTCCGAGGCCATCCAGGCCGCGACCCGGTTCGACAACGACCAGGCCATCTCCTCTCTCGAGCGGTTCGTCCGCGCCACCGGCAACCTCGCCACCGCCATGCGGGCGTCCAAGCTGGCGATGGACATCTCCGTCCAGACCGGGAAGAACCTGCAGGAGTCCGAGCAGCTCCTCATCGACCTGATCGCGGGCAACGAGCGCGGGCTCAAGATGGCCAACAAGGAACTGGGCGCCTTCACCGGCGGGGCCCGGACCGCCCAGTCGGCCATCGACAACCTCCAGCGCACCTTGGGCGGCGCGGCGGAGAAGGAGCAGTCCTTCACCAAGGAGGCCAGCCAGACCAAGGCCGCCTTCGACGACTTCTCCCGGACCATCGGCGACGCCCTCGGGCCGGCCGTGGCCTTCGTCATGCGGCAGTTCACCAACCTCCTGAAGGTGGTCGAGTCCCTGGGCTCGAGCATCGCCGGGGTCTTCGCCGCCATGTTCGAGGGGTTCAAGGGCTTCGCGGCCGGGATGCTGGCCGTGACCACCGGCCACTTCTCCCAGGCCAAGGTGATCGCGCTCGACACCGCCAAGAACATCGAGGGGGTGTTCCAGAAGACCTCCGAGGACATGGACCACATCTGGGAGTCGCAGACCGACAAGCAGATAGCGGAGGCCTTGAAGGCCAGCAACGGCCGGATCGCCGTGAGCGTCCAGGGCGCCGAGGCCATGCACGACAAGCTGGCGGAGATCGAGGCCGAGATCCAGCAGAAGATGGCAGCGCTCGGCGAGGAGACCTTCGCCAAGAAGCGGCTCATGGACCAGGCCGAAATCGCGGCCGAGCGGGCCAAGATCGAGAAGGAGTTCAAGGACGAGGTCGACAAGAACGGCCGGATCGTGAAGGTCAACCAGGACCGGCAGAAGGCCCTGGACAAGCTCGGCCAGCTGGCGGTGAAGCAGGACCAGGAACGCACCCGCCAAGAGGTCAAGATCAAGACGCAGGGCGCGCTGGACATCGTCGACCTTTCCCTGCAGACCCTCAACATCCTCAACAGCATGGGCGACAATTCCACCAAGGCGGAGGTCGCTCGGGCCCGGGTGATCCTGGCCCTCGAGAAGGCCATCGCCATCGGGCGGATCTGGACGGCGGCCAGCTCGGGCAACGTGGCCGTCGACGTGGGCATGAAGATCGCCGGCACAGCCCTCGTCGTGGCCCAGTTCGCGCAGCAGTCCAAAGCCATCGGCGAGGCGGCCAGCCGGGCCAACGCGGGCACGGGCTCCATCGGCGCCGGCGGGTCCGAGGACGCCGGCGGGCCGGGGTCCGGCGTCTCGGGGATCTCCGGCGGCGCGCCTGGCGTGGGCGGCGGGCCCGCAACGGAGGTAATCGGCGGCGGGTTCGGTGGCGGGGGCGGCGGCGGGGGAAGCGGGACGACCGTCATCAACGTGGGCGGCGTCGTCGTCCAGTTCTCCGCGGACCACGTGGACCTCTCCGACATCGACGTGGTCGGGCAGAAGCTGGCCGAATACGTCCGCAGCGGCGTCGTGGGCGGCGTCGCGCTGGCGGTTGTCATGAAGAACGTCGGCGACCGCAACGCGGCCCGGGCGGTGTGACGTGAGCTCCGAACCCCTCCTCTTCACCAAGAACTACGTCGACGACGAGGCCTTGGTCACCGTCTCCCACGGCGACGGGTCCAAGGGCTACCTGTTCGACCGAGACCAGGACTCCAAGTGGACGACCTCCGGCGCCAATAGCGACGCCACCGAGGTGTCCGTGGCCGTGGAGTTCTACGAGAGCGGCGTCGCCGTGAGCCGGACCATCGACCGGATCCTCCTCATCAACCACAACCTGAAGGACTGGCACCTGGACTACTGGGACGGCTCGGCCTGGGTCCTCCTCCTGACCGTGACGGCCGACGCGCTCGGGAACACGCTCAAGACCCTCTCCAGCACCGCCACGACCAAGGTGCGCCTGCGCGCCACCGCGACGCAGATCGCGGACGCCGAGAAGTTCGTCGGGGAGATGGTCGTCTGCGCCCTCCTCGTGGATCCCGGACGCGACGTGGAGCCGGCCTACGCGCCACGGTGGCGGGAACTGACCGCCGAGCTGGTGATGGGCGAAGGCAGCCTGCACCGCGTCACGACGCGGTGGGCCCAGAACCGCGTCCAGCGGTATGAGGCCAGCGTCACCTTCAGCTTCCTCAACAGCGCCGCCCGCGACGCGCTCAAGGCCGTCCGGGACGACGCCGAGCCATTCCTGTGGTACCCAGAGTCCGTGACCCGTCCGGCAGAGATTTACCTGGTGTTCTGGTCCGCGCCCTGGGCCGAGAAGTACGTCTCGAGCTACAAGGGCGCCGGATCCCAGGTGACGATGGAAGTCCGGGAAGTCTGATGAAGACCGTGACCACCGCCCTGCGGCTGGCCCTGGCCCGGAACAAGGGAGAGGCGACGCGCGAGGTCTCCTACAAGCGGCGGTACTGGGACACGGCCGCGCTGGCCTACGTGTGGGAGGCGGCATGGACGGTGGTGAGCCGGGCCGACGTCGTGGCCGTCTCGCCCGTGACGGAGCAGCTGGACTCCGAGCAGCTCAACGAGTTCAAGGTTTCCAACGTCACGCTGACCCTGCTGAACACGGACAACCGCTGGCGCGAGGACAACCCCTTCGGCATCTTCGCCCAGGACAGCGGGTCGCCGGGCCTGCAGTACGACCCCTACTGGACCAAGTTCCGCGTGCGCGTGGGCATCCGCCTGCCCGACGGCTCGGACGAGTACGTCTCCCTCTTCAGCGGCGTGGCCGTGGAGTACACCTCCGCCAGCAACGACCAGGTCCAGGTCACAGTGCAGGGCCTGGAAAGCCTCCTGATGAACGCCAACGCCGAGGACGTCTCGACGACCGTGACGGAGGAATACTTCGCCGGCCCGGGGACCGTGTTCACCACGGCCAACCCGGGCGTCGGCGTCATCACGGAAGTGTCGGTCGCGGGGATCGCCGTCGCCGGCGGGGACTCCACCTGGAGCGCCTCTGACCTGGACGACCCCAACCTGGGCGCCACCGTCACGTTCCAGGGCAGCCAGTCCGCGGTGCGCATCACCTACAAGTATTGGCAGCAGAACAAGCGGATCGAGGAGCTGGTGCGCTCCCTGCTCACGGCCGCCGGGATCCCGTCGGTGGACCAGCTGGTCAGCCCGGTCGTGTTCTCCAACCCCATCCTGAACGCCATCGTCATCGACTCGATGGCGGACTGGCAGGCGGGCACGCCGACCAGCATCGACTACGCTGCGGTGCCGGGGTCCATCAAGATCGACATCACGGACCCCGCGAACTACTCCCTGCTCGACTCGTTCACCGACGGCAACTTCACGGCCAACCCTGTGTGGACGCCCCAGGGGAACATCTCGTGGAGCGTGACCGGCGGCGGCCGCCTGCGCTACGACAAGGGTGGTGTCACCAACATGGGCGTGATCTCCACGCCCGTCCCGCCCGCGCGGATCGGCCTGTGGAAGTGGACGATGAACGGCGTCGACAGCTCCTTCGACAAGGTGACCTTCGGGTTCAACGTGATGGGCTTCGTGCAGGACACCACCAACCCCTTCTACCAGTACTCCTTCAACGGGAACATGCTGAAGATCACGGCGCCGCCCTACTCCGGGAGCAGCAACCAGAAGTGGCAGCTCATCGTGGCGGACCAGGTGATCGCGCAGACGGACTACAACCTGCCGCTCCTGGCCTCCGGCGACGTGGTCATCAAGGTGATCGCCTACGGCAACCACACGTTCCAGGTGTACGTCGACAGCGTCCTGATCCTGCAGGGGTACTCCCCCCTCTACGTCGTCCCGAACTTCTTCGGCATCGCCACCGAGCAGGGCGCCTTCGTCCTCACGGACCGGGAGGTCGACGACATCTACGTGCCCAAGGCCCAGTTCACGGCGACGTGGGTCAGCCCGACCTACGACATGACGGCCGGCGTCATCACCATCGGGAAGCTGTTCGCGGACTACTCCACCGGCCTGGCCGAGACGGTGACCTTCGAGACGCGGACCTCCCCGGACGGCTCGACCTGGGACGCATGGACATCCATCGACGGGGCGGGCCAGGTGCAGTCCACGATCCGGCGGTACCTGCAGCTCCGCATCGTGTTCGGCCACAATTCCTCTCGCTACGCCGAGCCCATCGTCAACAAGGTCCGCATCGAGTACCAGACAAACGTGGCGACGATCACCCTGGCCAAGTTCACCGGCCAGACGGTCTACTCCGCCATCCAGGCGTTCGGCCAGTTCTCCAACTACGAGTGGGGCTTCACCGCCGACGAGGACTTCTTCTTCCGCAGCAAGGATACCAGCCGCCAGGCCGACGAGACCGTGGACCGCAAGGACATCCAGGCCATCTCCTCCCTGACGACCGGCTACGACAAGGTGTACAGCGAGGTCCGCGTGACCTACGGCAACTTCACCGCCGCCCTGAAGGCCACCGGGCGGCCGCCGCGAGACTCCCTGTCCCGGTTCAAGAGCCGCATCCTCGAGGTCAGCGTGACCGACATCGTGATCGGGAACGACTCCGACGTGGCCACCGGCGTCGCCAAGCTGTTCTTCAACTACTTTTCCCGGCCGCGACGGCGCCTGCGGGCCACCTGCCGCTTCCTGCCGCACGTGGACCTGTCGGACACCCTGCTCGTGAACTTTCAGCAGAACCGGCCCAAGAAGACCTGGACGATGGGCGACGAGACCGTCTCCCTCGGGGACCAGGACGCCAGCCTGTGGGGCGCCGGGGAGCAGCTGGTCAGCGACATGTACGCGAAGGTGATCGGGGCGCGGCACGACACGCAACGGTACGCCAGCGAGTTCGACCTTGAGGAGATCCTCCCATGAGCCTGCCCTATATCCTCGCCAACAACCCGGGCAACAAGCCGGACGCCGAGAAGTTCATGGCGAACTATTACTGGCTCCTGGCCATGCTCAAGGGGTCGTTCATCTCCAACGGCGGGTTCGAGGGGTGGGCGGCCGCGACGTCGTTCGTGAACCCGGCGGACGGCGCGGCGCTGGCCGACTCGTGGAAGCTGACCAAGGGCGGCACGTCGCCGGCCTCCGTCAACTTCGCCCGCGAGGCCACGATCAAGGACTCCGGCTCCTACAGCAACAAGATGAGCCCGACGGTGGCGGGCTCGAGCAACTCCTACATCCGGGTCTACCAGGACGCCCCGGTCCCCGCGCGGTTCTCCTCCAAGACGATGGTCTTCGGCGTCATGGTGAAGGCGTCGGTGGCCAACAAGTGCCGCATCTCCGTGACCGACGGCGTGACCGAGTCCACCGGCTCCTACCACTCCGGGGACGGGACCTGGCAGAAGCTGACGGTCGCCATCACCGTGAGCTCGGCGCCGGTCCTCATGCGGGTCTCCATCGACATGACGACGGACTTCACCGGGGACGTCTACGTGGACTCCTGTTTCCTGTACGCCATCGAGGCGGCCATGACGCTGACGGCGCAGCAGGCCCTGGAGTACTTCGGGCCCGACCAGGCCGGCACGATCACCACCGGGACCGTCACCCTGTCGGAGATCATCTTCGTGCCCCAGGCCACGGCCCCCGCGCTCGGGGTGGGGGTGATGTATTTGGACTCGACGTTCAACCAGCTCATGATCTCGAAGGACGGCCTCTCGTGGACCGTCGTCGCTTAAGGGGGAAACCATGAAACCGTTCCAGCGCTTCCTGCTCTGCACCGTCGCCGCCGTCGCGCTCCTCGCGCCCCGGCCCGCGCGCGCCGCCACCGGCGCCGCGGTGGACGTCACCACCAACACCGCCACCTACCGCGTCCCGGTCCGGCTGAAGAAGGGGCCGCTCTACGACGCCAAGGCGTGGGGCGCCGTCGGGGACGGGTCGACCGACGACACCGCCGCGATCCAGGCTATGTTCGACGCGTGCCAGGTCATCACCGGCTGCACCGCGTTCTTCCCGGCCGGGATCTACAAGATCTCCTCGCAGCTGACCTACACCGGCAACTCCATCGACGTCCTGGGCGAGAACCCAGACCGGAGCGTCATCAAGGCCTCGAGCGCGACACAAAACATCCTGCACTTCTCGAGCGGCGGGAACGGGAGCGTCCGCCGGATGGGCTTCTCCTACACCGTGTTCAGGTCGACCGGGTCGGCGATCTTCTTCGACACGTGGGGCAGCGCGCAGATCGAGAACTGCTCCTTCGTCGGCCAGTGGCTGTCCGTCCGGCTCGAGACGGCCAACTTCGTCGTGGTGAAGGACACCCTGATCCAGCCCACGACCGCCACGACCTCCGTCGGCATCCTGGTCCACGGCGGGATCGAGCAGACCCTGGACCACGTCACGATCAACGGCGACACCACGAACCAGCCCAAGGCGGGCGTCGAGATCACCAGCTCGGGCGGGATCTGGCTCACGCAGGTGGAGGTGAACCACGGCGGCATCGGGATCCTGATCGACCCGACGGGCACCGACGAGGTGAACCCCATCCACATGAGCCACAACATCCTGGACAGCAACAACTCCGGCGCGGGGATCAAGATCTCGCCGAGCGCCTCCGCGCGGGTGGGCTTCCTCAAGGCGACCAACGAGTCGTGGAGCAGTAACGGCGTCGTGGGCGGGGGCTACGGGATGGACCTGGACGGGGCCGGGACCATCGTGGATATCCGGGTTTCCAACTCCGAGATCGCCAACAACGGGAGCCACGGGGTCCACTACAACGCCGGGACGGACGTCCACTTCGTGGGGAACTCCATCATCGGGAACAGCCAGTCGTCCGCCAACACGTACTCGGACGTCTGGGTGGGCGCGGGGAACAGCAAGTTTTCTTTCATCGGGAACCGCATGGGGACCACGGCCGGCTTCGCCAGCACCAAGGAGAAGTACGGCCTGGAGATCGCGGCCGGCGGCGCCGACCAGTACCAGGTGATAGGGAACAACTTCTACACGACGAACACGGGAGGCTTCTCCGACGGTGGGACGGGAGCCAACAAGACCCTGTTCGCCAACATCCCCCAGGAGAGCAACGACTACCTGAAGATCTCGAGCGGGACCGTGACGGCCCTGCGCGCCGGGAGCGTGACGGACACGGGCCTGACGAGCGGCCGGCTGGCGCTGGTCAGCACTGGCGGCCTCCTGGCGGACTCGTCGGCGATCACATACTCGGGCGGCGCGCTGACGGCGACGTCCTTCGCGGGCAGCGGCGCATCCATCACGGGGATCTCCGGGAGCAACGTCAGCGGCGGGACCTTCGGCGCCGTCAACGGGTCCGCGATCACGAACATCAGCGGGTCCAACGTGTCGGGCGGGACGTTCGGAGCGGTGAACGGCTCGGCGCTCACCGCGCTGAACGCCTCCAACCTCGCCAGCGGGACGGTCGCCGACGCGCGGCTGTCCTCGAACGTGCCGCTTAAGGACACGGCAGCCACCCTGACCGGGGCCTACACCATCTCGGGCGCGACGAATGGGAACAATTGGCTCACCTTCACGGACACGACGCAGAGCTTTTTATGGGGCGTGCGTGGGGACACCAATCATGTGATGGAGCTCTACAACGCGACCGCTGGATCCGACGTGGTGGTCTTCACGACCACATCGCGCATGGGCCTGGGGACGGAGGCACCCTCTGCGCAGCTGCACACCACGTCGTCCGTGCGGTTCGCCAGCTTCGGCGCCGGGGCGGCCACCTTCGACGCCAACGGCAACGTGTCGTCGGTTTCCGACGTGCGCATGAAGGACGTCCAGTGCGACTTCACCAAGGGCCTGTCGACCGTCCTGCAGCTCAAGCCCAAGAACTACAAGTGGAAGGCGTCTACCGGGTTCGACACCGTCAACGTCTACACCGGGTTCGTGGCCCAGGACGTCGCGGCCGTGCTCCCCGAGGCGGCCTGGAAGAACAAGGATGGGATGTACTCCCTGCAGGACCGGCCCATCGAGGCCGCCCTGGTGAACGCGGTCAAAGAATTGTCGAAGAAGGTGGACGACCTCACGGCCCGCATCGCGGTGCTGGAGAAGAAGAAATAAAACGAGGGGGAAGGCCCGATGGAAAACGAGCAGGTGGTGAAGACGCTACTGGAGTTCCTGGTGAAGAACGCGCCGGGCTTCTTTTCAATGCTCGGGTTCATGTCGGCGATCCTCATGGTGATCGTCTTGCGACGGCCAGTCCTGCGCGTTTGGAAGAAGTGGTCGGGCAGCGGGGACTGCGAAGATTCAGGCGGACGGCGGCGGGACGACGCGATCATCGCTCAATTTTTGAGCGCGTACAAAGAGAGCGTGCAAATCGGGACGCAGGTCGCGCAGGAGATTAATAATCTCGCCGGGGCGATCAGAGAACAGGCGACAGCGACCAACCAGGGCTTCCGGGACACCCACCGAAAGCTGGACACCGTCCTGACAAAGCACGGGCATTAAAGAGGTCAGCGCCAGAAGTCGCTGACTTCCTCGTCGGGGATACTGAGCAACCGGACGCGGCCCGGTTCTTTCGGGGCGTCGTCTTTGATCTGGTCCAGGTCCAGTTCTTCGATGAACTCTTTCGGCACGAACCGCAGGTGGTTTGGTTCCATAAGATATTGGAAGCGCGATGGGTGTGAAAAGTTACAGGAAGAAAGGGGGCATCGTGGAGATCCCGTTCCTGCAGGCGAAATACTACCGGGCCGTGCCGCTCACGACGCCCCGCAAGGTGGACCTGGTCGTGCTACACTGCGCCGAGGTCGCCGAGTCCGCGGGTGGGGCCGAGTGGCTCCTGAAGTACTGCGCCGCCAACGACCGCGTCGCGTCCTGGCACTACGCCGTGGACTGCGACTCCATCACCCAGTCGGTCCGCGAGGCGGACGTCGCCTACCACGCGCCGGGCGCCAACGCCAACGGTATCGGCATCGAGATGGCGACCCTCGGCCGGCCGACCGCGGCCATGTGGGCGGACGCCTACTCCCAGAAGATGATGACCCTGGCCGCCTTCCTGACCGCCGGGATCTGCGCCCGCCACAAGATCGAGCCCTTCTTCGTGGACGCCGCGGGCCTGCTCGAGAAGCGGCGCGGCGTCACGACGCACGCCCAGGTCACCCTGGCCTTCAAGCAGGGGGACCACACGGACCCGGGCCCCGACTTCCCGGTCCACGACTTCCTGGCGAAGGTCAAGGCCCGGCTGGACGCCGGGAATTTTCAGCTGTGAGGAGGACGACGTGAAAGCTCCCGGCATCGTGAAGGGTTTCCTGTTCGACGAGTCCCGCAAGTTCGGGCTCGGGCTGTGGCTCCTGCTGATCGCGGTGGTGTTCTTCGCCAAGGCGATGCTGACCTCCGAGCAGTTCATGACGATGGTCATGGTCGTCGCGGCCCTCATCGGCGGCGGCACCCTGGCCGACACCTACCTGGGCAAGGCCCGGGACAAAGATGCTCCCCCTCCTCCTCCATCTGCGTAACCTCGGCTGGCGGCGTGCCCTGGCCCTGTTCGGTGGGGGCGTCCTACTGGCCCTTGCGCTCCAATGCTGGCGCCAGCGGCAGGAGCTGCAGCGGCTCCGGCTGGCCTACGACCACCCCAAGACCGTGGAGGTCGTGCGCGAGGTCCGGGTCCAGGGTCCCGAGCGGGTCGTGGTCCGGGTCGTGCGGGAGCCGAGCGGCCGGGTCGAGACCACCAGCGAGGTGACCCGCGGGCCGGTCGTGACCACCCGGGACGGCGCCAAGACGTCAGAGCCGGTGTTCGAACAGCCCGCCCGGACCTCCGGCTGGATCCTGGGCGGCGGCGCGGACGGCTGGACCCCGTACCAAACGAAGGACGTCGCGTTCTATGGGGGGTATCGGTTCGGGGGACGACTCGACATCTTGGGCCGGGTGACCGGGGCAGCCCGGGCCGGCCTCGTGATTCTGTGGCGGTTCTAATCGAAGGAGGCATCCATGCATTATGCAAACGGTAGGGCGGCGAGGGTCGGCGACATAGTCCGCGGCAAGGGATACAACTTCAAGCACGAGATCGTAGGGGCTTTGATCGAGGCCCACCCGGAGACGACGACCTGCAACTGCTCGGTCGCCTGCATCGGGGTCCGCAAAGACGCGCCCCTGCAGATGAAGGGCTGGGTCGCTTTCGATGCGGACGGGAAGCTCAAGGTATGGGACCGGCTCCCGGAGGTCCAGGTGAGCGTGGAATACGGCCAGCTGGACGCCTTCGTGGCCCTGGATCCAGACACCGGGGAAGTGCTGCCCCCGGCCTGACCCGCTTTAACCGCGCGTTCCCTCCGTGCGGGGCAACAGGCCCCCGCCCCGTTCATCGTCCGGGGCGGGGGCCCTCTTTTGTTGACGCCCAGGCTTTCAGGGGGTATACTTTCCGTATGACAAGAATGGGTCGGCCACTGCTCCCCAAGAACGAACGCCGGGATCGGATATTCATGCTCCGATTGAACCGACGGGAATTTGCCCATTTGAAGGAACTCGCTGGCGACCTGTCTTTTTCTGATTTTATTCGGCGCCGACTGCTCTTCGAGGAGACCGGCCACACACAACACGACCGCGCCGGGCTTTCATCTTCCAGGACATATCAAACCTGGGTGAGCATGATCAAACGCTGTGAAGACCCGAAGGTCCACGGGTACCAACATTACGGTGGTCGCGGGATCAAGGTCTGCCCCGAATGGTCCGCCAGCTTCCTGACTTTTTATCACGACATGGGAGATCGCCCAGAAGGCCTCTCCATCGACCGCATCGATGTAAACGGGAACTACTGCCCCGAGAATTGCCGTTGGGCCACCCCGGCCCAACAAACCGCCAACCGCCGTCCCAAAACCCCCACGAAATAAACCCCTTGCAATTCCCGACTTTCTGATATACAATAAGTCAGAGGGAAGGAGAAGAACAAGGAGGACGACGATGACGAAGATCGAATGCGCCACTTGCCACAAGCACCTTGGAGGACCCGCCGACGCGCCTGCGGCCCAGATCAGCCACGGCATCTGCATCGACTGCCTGAAGAAGCAGAGCCCGGGCGCCTACTTCTTCGGCCGCCGCCGGGCCCTGCAGGAGCGCCTGGCCGCCTTTGACCGCGCCCCTGGAGCGATGGACCTCAATGGGTTCTTCTTCGCACACGGGCGGGCCGCATGAAGACCTTCACGCCTTCCCGGCTGGTCATGGCCACCGACCAGGTCCGGCGGGACTTCCCCAACGCCCTGATGGCGGACGGGTTCAAGGCCACGGTCGAGGCCGCCGAGAGCGACGGCCGGAGCATCGAGGTCACCTTCATGGACGCTATCTGGGGCCGGACGGTCCTCGAGATGAAAGCGACGGTGCTCGGGTGAGCGCCCGCCGCGTCGTCGCCCTGGTCCTCGCCCTCACCCTCGCCGCCCGCCCGGCTTCCGCCGGCGTGCCCAAGTGGCTGGTCTGGGCCGCGCTCGGCGTCGCCGCCGGGGTGACGGCCTCCAACTACGCCACGAGCGCCCACCACCTGCGCGCCGAGGCCGACGCACTCCGGTACACGGTCTCGACCGGGGACTTCGAGGGCATGGCGGCCCCGCGCGTCGTCTTCGCGGTTCCAGACCTGACCTACCTCCAGCCGATCCGGGACCGGGTCATGGCCCAGGCAGCCAGCCTGGACAAGCGGGCGGATCGGCGGCAGCACGTCGCCACCGCCCTGGCCGTGGTGTCCATCGCTGCGGCCGGGATGACGATCACCACCGGCGCCCACAGCTTCATGGTGCGGCGCACGGTCCGCTTCGGCGGGCAAGGAGGCGTCCGATGAACGGTCCCGCGCTGGTCAAGGTGGAGTTCGAGAACGACGCCGTCCGGGAGCGGGCCGCGGGCCTGACCTCCTACACCCGCGACATCCTGCCGAGCGGGCGGTGCTGCTGGATCGTGCCGCTCGAGAACCTCTCCAAGATCGCCCAGGAGCTGGCGGGCGAGGGCTTCACGGTGAAGGGTCACCTGGAGGTGTACGGATGAACTTCACGACCGTGGACCGGATCCGTGGGCTGGTCGAACACATCAAGGCCGACGCCCGAAAATTCGGCGTTCTTTCAACCGGCGAGAAGATCGCTGTGGCTCTGGTGATGAACCGGACGGACTGGCTCAATGAGGCGGGCTGGCCTTCGGTCCTCGAGGCGGTGGAACGCCTTGGGCCCGAATGGCTGGCGGCAGCGCTGCAGGTCCAGAGGGATCTCGAGTGACCGCGCGCGAGGCGGTCCGCCGGCGCGAACTGAACGACGACCACAACGCCATGATGACAGAGGCCACCGCCATCTACAACGCTGTCCCCTGGTCCCTCGGCAAGCAGGACCTGGCCCGCAACCGGGCGGAGATCGCCGAGGCCCTGGTCGGCGAGTTCGGGTCGTGAGCCTCGCGCGCGACTTCTACGCCCGGTGGCTGGCCGGGGACCGGACCGGCGTCGTCGACGACTTGGCCTACCTCGACCGTCGGCCCGCCCTCCTCGCGGCGGTGGAGCTGGCGGGCATCCTCGACGACCGGGACCAGGCCCAACTCCTGCGCCGCCTCCGCGTCAAGCTCGCCGACTTCGGCTGACCCCCGCCCGCCGCGTCCCCGGATTTTTTCCAGGTTTTTTCCGGTTGACGCGGGGGGCCTCGTTTGGTACATTTCCCGAGTTCCACGAAACTACCCCGCGCCCGCGGGCAGGAGATGAGCGATGATCCATTCCACGACCCCGCGCCTTTTCACCGAGCCCGCGGGGTTTCCTCTTCCTCCCCAGGGCGGCCGGGCGGCCGATGCGGAGATTCATCTCCCTCTGCAGTCCCTGGGGCGGGAGAACTTGTGAGCCGGGGTGCCTACCTTTGGGGGGAGGCATCCCGGCTTCTTTATTTGACGATGCCGTAAAAATGCAGTGAGGGAGGAAGACGATGGCGTTCCAAAAAGCTGACAAGAGGCAGGGCCGTCTGCGGATCGCGCTGACGGCGCCGTCGGGGGGCGGCAAGACGTTCTCCGGGCTATTGATCGCCCAGGGGATCATCGAGGGCATGAAGAATATGGGCCTGGACACCGGCAAAGGGATCGCGGTGATCGACACGGAGAACGGGTCGGCGCTCGACTACGCGGACCGCTTCGAGTTCGACCACCTGAAGATCGACCCGCCCTACACCACGCCCAAGTACGTCACCGCCATGCAGGAGGCCTACGACGGCGGCTACGCGGTCCTGTTCGTGGACTCGCTGTCCCACGCCTGGGCCGGGGAGGGCGGACTGCTCCAGAAGAAGGAGGCGCTCGACACCCGGGGCGGCAACAGCTACACCAACTGGGCCGGCATCACCAAGGAGCACGAGCAGCTGAAGGCCATCATCCTGTCGAACAAGATCCACCTGATCTGCGCGATGCGGTCCAAGCAGGACTACGTCATCGAGCAGAACGACAAGGGCAAGAGCGCGCCCCGGAAGGTCGGCCTGGCCCCGGTGCAGCGGGAGGGGATGGAATACGAGTTCACCGTCGTCTTCGACCTGGGCATGGACCACAGCGCCCAAGTCTCCAAGGACCGCACGGCCATGTTCGACGGCGCCATCTTCAAGCCGACCAAGGACACCGGGAAGTTGCTCCTCGACTGGCGCATGAGCGGCAAGCCCGAGCAGGTCGAGGCGCCGCCCGCTGCCGCACCGGTCGCCGCCGCGCCGCCGCCCGCCAAGGCCCCGGCCCCGCCCACCAGGCTGCAGGGCGTCTTCAACGTCTCCCTCATCACGCCCTACGACAAGCCGAACAACGCCGGGAAGGCCTGGAAGATCATGACCTACGACACCGAGGGCCCCACCGAGATGAAGACCGACGTGCCGGAGTTCGTGGCCGCGGCCGACGTCGCGCTGAAGGCGGGCCTGACCGTCAACATCACCTACGACGCCTACGCGAACGGCTGCGTCATCATCGCCCTGGCGACGGTCCCGCGCCCGGCGGCGGTGCCGGCATGAGCTCCCTCTACGACCTGACGGAGGAGCTGGTCGCGCTCGACAAGCTGCTCGAGGAACTGGGCGGCGACGTCACCGGCGTCGAGGGGCAGACGCTCGAGACCTGGGCCTCGCAGTTCCAGTGGCAGATGGCCAACAAGGTCGACGCCTACGGGGCGCTGTACAAGAACCTGGAAGCGGACGCCAAGGCCATCGCAGAGGAGGTCAAGCGCCTCTCCGACCGGAAGCGCACGCTGGAGAACCGGGGATCCCGGCTCCTGGCGCTGGCGAAGTTCAGCATGGAGCGGCTCAAGACCCGGAAGCTCGAGGGCCAGCGGTTCACCATCGCCATCCAGAAGGCCGGGGGCCTGGACCCGCTGGAGATCCTGATCGAGCGCGCGGAGGACCTGCCGGAGCGGTTCCAGCGGAAGTCCGTCGACTTCGACAAGGACGCCATCCGCGCGGCGCTGGAAGCCCAGGACCACGAGCTGGAAGGGAAGGCCCGGCTCGGAGAACGCGGGGAATACGTCCGCATCAAGTAGCCCATGCCCCAGACCGACACCACGACCGACGTCCGCGTGTCCCTGCACGGCGCCGTCCGGGCGGTAGCCACCGCCTGTGACGGCGCCGTCCAGCAGGACGGCCAGGGGTTCAACTCCTACGACCGCGACTTCGGCCACGCCCTGGCCGTCCAGGACCCCGCCACGTGGTCTCCCCGCAAGGCCCGCGCCGCCTGGAATATGCTCCGCAAGTATAAGGGGCAGCTGCAGCGCGCCGGGATCGACTTCGCGGCCATCCCCGAGCCCCCCGAGGCCGCGCCTTACGCCCCGCCCGGCCCGAGCCAGGCCGAGGTCGAAGCGGTCCACCGCGCCGCATTCCCGCCGGTCCGCCGGGTGATCGTCCGGGACGACGACAAGTTCGGCATGGTGTTCCGCGACGCGGACTCGGCCGTCTGGCACCGCATCAAGGCCGACGTGAAGGCCATCCCGGGCGCCATGTTCGAGCCCGCCACCACGGCCTGGACCGTGCCTCGGACGCCCTTCGTCCTGGAGAAGCTCCTCCCCTTTCTGAAGACGCACGGCTTCGTCGCCACGCCCGAGATCCACGCGGAGGTCCACAAGCTCCAGGCCAAGGTCGAGGAGACCAAGGCCAACGTCGAGGCGTCCCGCGCGACCGATGCCGAGATCGACGTGCCCGGCCTGGGCGGCACGCTCCGCCCGTTCCAGCGCGCCGGGGTCGCCTACGCCGTGAAGAACGAGCGCGTCCTGATCGGGGACGAGATGGGCCTCGGCAAGACCGTCCAGGCCCTGGCCGCCTGCCAAGCCATGGGCGCGTTCCCCGTCGTCGTGGTCTGCCCCGCGTCCCTCAAGGTGAACTGGTACCGCGAGGCGTGCAAGTGGCTCCCCGGCAAGCGCGTCACGATCTGGGACAGCCGGGGCGGCTGGCCGGCGGACGTGGTCGTCGTGAACTACGACGTCCTCGGCAAGCTGGTGGACCGGCTCAAGGCGCTGGCGCCGGCGGCCGTGGTCTTCGACGAGTGCCATTACCTCAAGACCCGGAAGGCCAAGCGCACCGAGGCGGCCAAGGACCTGGCCACCGTCGCCAAGGTCCGCCTGGCGCTGTCCGGGACGCCCATCTTAAACCGGCCGTCCGAGCTGGTGACGCAGCTGGAGCTCCTCGGCCGCATCGAAGAGTTCGGCGGCTACTGGCAGTTCGTCCGTCGGTACTGCCAGGCCTTCCGGGGGGACCACGGCGTGGACACCGCGGGCGCCGCCAACCTCGAGGAGCTGAACCACCGGCTGCGGTCGACGTGCTTCATCCGGCGGAACAAGGCGGACGTCCTCACCGAGCTGCCGCCCAAGCAACGGTCCGTCGTGCCGCTGGCCATCGACAACCGGCCGGAGTACGACCGGGCGGAGGAGGACCTCATCCAGTGGATCCGGGAGCAGGCCCTCAAGAACGACGAGCTGCTGCTCCTGTCCCAGGCGGACCGGGAGGCCCAAGCCGACGCGGCCGCCAACCGGGCGCGCGCGGCCGAGCAGCTGGTGCGGATCGAGGCCCTCAAGCGCCTGGCC